TGATTGTTGAACAGCACATAATGTAGAATAACTGCTACTGCTGTTGTCGTCTTACCTGCCTGTCGACTTGTGACGACCGCAACACGACGATTCTTTGTAATCTTTTCGATAATTTCTTTCTGATATTCATAAAGCTCAATCGGTATGAGTCCATGGTCAACATGAACGATGTTAATGTATTTTTCTGAAAAGTATGTTGGATCCTTGGCACACTTGAGAAACTCTTTTAATTTCTCTTCATCCCAATCAACTGCAACGCCCTTGCGCTTTAGGTTTAGATTACCAAGATAACCTTTATCAATTAGATTCATCTTTAATCATCTTCAATAAATCAGCAGTTGACCCAACAAACAAATTATTATTGGTGACCTGCTTTGGATCATCAACTTGTTGTTCTTCTTTTTTCAGTTCTTTCACTTGCTTTTGGATAGCAAGCAGGTCTTTGTTTGCATCAACTAGCGTCTTGGTCAGCTGACCCACAACTTCAAACGCTCGTGGGTGTTCGCTTGCCTTTGCAAGTTCAAGCAAAGAGTCAAGCGCATATGATCCCTTCTCAATTACTTGATACAAATTGCTTCGAGCATACTCATAATCAGTTTGAATATCTTTGGATTGGTCTTTGGATTTAGGAACTACAATCGGTGCTTTAGGATCATCAATTATCAAGTCACCTTCAATTCCCAAAATCTCATTCATATTATCAGTCAAATTTTTCATTAGTGATTATGCCTATTCACTCCATCAAAATAATCTTCTTTGTCAAATGCGTAATCCCAATTGCTGTTGGCATCAATTGAAGAATATGCCACGCTTGCCGCTGCGTTGGTTGTCGCAACACCGTTAGCATATTGTCCTGGAACAAGTGTGATCTTAACATCAGGACCAACTTCAGTGCCAATAGAATCGCCTGTCGCATTAATAGCAAAATCAAGAACGGTTCTCTTAATAACACCCTTGTTACTAACTGGACCGAACACATAACCTTTGATGGTGAAGTTGAAAGTATAAATGATTGCACGACGAGTTGCAAAATCATTTTCGTAAGTGTCTTCAATGCTCATGTCGTTGAGCACTGTTGGAATATCATAATAGTCGCCAATCTCAGGAATCAATTTAAGGCTGTGCGTCCACTCTGGTCTGAAGAATGGAATAATCTGCTCTACAACCTGCATTGCATCTTCGTTGTTGGCAAAGAACGCATACAGAGAGATATTGAAATCATATGGCACAGGAGTGTATTGTGCACGGACATAGTTTTCACTTGATCCAATGTTTGTGTTGCGATGCATCTTATTTAATGCACGGTTTGGATTGTATGCCATACTGGTAAGTTCAAATCCAATTCTTGGCAGCTGAATTGCAACTTCACGGTCTAGTCCTGGATCTGCATTGATTCTTTCAAGCCACTTTTCTTTTGGACCATAGGCAATAGGAACACCAATCGTTTGGACTACATTGCCAGAACTGTCTGTGCGCACGACACGCATATCATTAAACATGCTACCAAACATGATAATATATTTGCGGATAACGCCATTATAGAAATATTGGGGCATCAGAGTTCACCAAAAGGATTTGATTGCGACCAATCAACAAAGTTTAATGTGCCGCTGGTTTGTTGCGTGAAGAATTCGTTGTTTGCTTGATTATCAGCATCTTCAACACGATATCCATCGTTCAGAATGGTGTCGCCATCTTCAAACGCAAGATTATTGCCAGCCTCATCAAGCAGCTGATAGAAGCCCATATCACCAGAGTATGTGCTTTCAATTGTATCAATGGCAGCAATATCAGTATTAAGTTGTTCGTGACTGTATTCCCACAACTCAAGTGTGAGATCATAAGTCTGGAGCGAACCCATTTGATAGAACACCGCTTCGTGTTCTACAAACTTCACTTCGAAGATCTTACTATTGAGCGGGAAGTAAATAAGATCACCCTCTGCTGGACGACCAATGTCATCTGTTGTATTCGCATCTGCAATTTCTTCATGGAATCTGCGTTGAGAAACAGTCATAACCATCTGATCACGAATTTCTAGACCAAACTTGGAGAGGAAATCGCCATCACCGCTGAATCCATCAACAGACTTAATGTACATTTCAATTGTGTATGCATCTTCAAACTTCGACAAAACATCCTCACCAAAAAGATTGTCTTCTTTAACAATAGTTCTTGGCATGTAAAATACATCAATGCCATAGATCTTGATGGATTCAATTATGAGACTCTCGATGAGCCTTTGCTCCATCGAGTTCTCAAAATTATTAAAATAGAAGTTTGTCGTTGGCATAATAAAATCAGCCGATCATGTCAAACGAAGGTAGAGAGTATGTGTTGATCATCTCTTCTTCCAATCGTTTGATCTCTTCTTCTGCCTCATTGTAGATTTGTTCGCCATTGAATGTAACGCCACCTGGAAGTTGCATACCACTAAACTTCTTCAGATTTGTTCCCCACTGGCGTTTGATGAGTTGTGTTGCATACTTACGCAACCAACGATCGCCCCAAACATCACTATATGTATCTGGCTCAACGGTGCGATAACATTTGATGATAATATACTCACCTGCAGTTACACGGAATTGCCAATCCATGTCAATGTAGAGTCGGTCAGTGTGTCTATTGAAACGAAATGGTTGCTTACCAACAAACAATTCTTGCATCAAAGCAATACGCTCCATGCTCATGGTGTAGTTAGCAAAGGTGCTGTGTGCCCAATCGTAAATTTCGTTGAGTGTGATCTGATAGCGAAGATTGAACAGATTGTTGGTGTTCAGTCCTGCACCAATCGGGAAAATGTCTACAACACCAATGATAGACTCAGGCAGCGTGATGTATTCGTTAGTGATGTCGGATGCAGTGATCTGATACTTATAAAAGTCCTCATACGATCCATCATAGTGAAAATCACGATAGTATTCAAGCGCATCGTCAATACGGTCTTGCACTTGATCCTCGTCAACATTGATTTCGATTACTGGATGACCAAGTTCACGAAGGCAATACTTCTTAAACTCAGTTCTTGTAGTTGGAGTAGCCATAAAAAAATAGTCCCAGAGAGGTTATCTACTGGAACTATTTATAATGATTGGGATTGCCTTATTTAACTCTTGCCGAGATAGAAAGCACCTGCTGCAAGAATGGATGTCTTCAACCATTCAAAATGTACGAGAGCATTTTCTAGTCTGACGAATTCTGTTACAGTCTTGCTTGTATCAACAATGCCAAACAAATAAGAACCACCAACTTCCTGTGTGATCGGAACAATGATGTCAAGACCAGTAAGACCACCGACCATTGCCCAAGCACCCAATGCAACCATTGAGAGAACAAAGATGCGACGAGTTAGTTTAGCAAACGGATCGTTGCCTACTCTATTCGCTGCTGCGTCTGCCGACTTGGATGCGGATTCTCTCTCCTGATTGGCGATGTCCGCTTTCTGCTGACGGTCTGCCATCATCATCTTCATTTGCTCGGCTTTCGCTTTCTGAGCGTTGTCGATGAATTTGAACACGCCGCCCATAAGTGCGCCACCACCCATGGTTATTAGTTCGACTGGAATCATGTTTCACCTCATTTTTCTTTTTATTGTAATGGTGTCTAACCGTATTTATAAAAAGAAGAAGTCCTGAAAGCACTGCGAGAAAAATTAACCAGTTTGGAACAGAGTCTACTGCTTTTTCTGTGCTGAATGTGGGTTTAGAATCAGGATTGATGATTGGAGCACCAACAATAGACTTGTCAGAGTCAGACTCAACGACAATCTCACCGTTCTTTTTGGTTACTCTGGTGGTGATTGTCGTTGGTTGTTCTTTATCTTTCTGTACTGCTTCGTGTGCTTCTGTTATGTCCAGAAGAGTTGTAATGGGTGTAAGCGCACTACACCCTGCGGTACTAACCAAAGCGAGTAATAGAAAAGAAATTCTGACATTCATTATTTATTTTCTTACAATATCCGTCTCAACGCACTCTTCACCGTACTGAATTTCAATAATCTTAAGATCTTCTGAACCAATATTAATTAGTTGATGCCAACGGCATTTGTCGACATGATATTGTTCATGCTTGCTGAGGTACATGGTGAAATTCTCACCATTGATCTGCGCCTCACCTTCTTCGATAAACCAATATTCGCTGCGTTTGTTATGGTATTGCATCGAAATGCCACTTCCAGGTTTAATGACAAGTCGTTTGACTTTAGATTGAGTTGATTCATAATAGGTCATTGAATCTCCCCAAACTCTGTGTTCTGTTGGGTGTTTCCATTCAGCAAGGATCCAACTAGAACTGTTCTTCTTGTTCTCACCGCCAATACCGAATCTAAATTCAACATCATCGAATATCATTTCTGGGATATTTTCTGCAGTTCTATCGCCACCATTAACAAAGATAATCTGATTGGATTTACCAAACTCGTCACGAACTTGTCGAATGGCATCGATTGCAGTGTCGTCGCTATCATCAAATTCAATGCATTTCATAACACCCCTGATATTTTGCATGATCTCTTTGCGCTCTTCGATCGGCATAAACGCCTGACCTTTCTTACGAATTAGCCACGCATCGCTATTCACACCAACGATTACTCTGCCCTCTGCTTGGCATGCATTAATAACAGCAAGATGACCGCTATGCAGCGGATCAAATCCGCCAGTAAATAAGAATAGTTTATCGCTCATAAGAAGGCACTCCACTCACATTAAATGCTATTGATATTCTTTCTTTGTCATGGTTGTTTGGATGAACGCCATGGTTCAGATAAGATGGCCAAATAATAATCTCGCCCTCAACAGGAACAATATTAGTTAGTTCCCCTGTCATTTCATTTCTGGATTCTACAAATCTCACTCCTTCCCATAATGTATTTAATCCAGGATTTTGTAAAATCAGATTACCTGACCCTTCTGGTGCGTTCAAATAGAATATTCCCGAAAGAATTCCTTCGTGGTTGTGTAATATATTAGAAGAAGATTTTGTGTCGTTAAAATTTACCCAAGAACCAGAAATTCCAATATTGATGTTAAAAATATTTAATTGTTCGCAAACCTTTACACTTTGGTCTAATATGTAGTCATACAAGGGGGAAAGTGTTTGTTCTTGCATCAAATTAAATGGTGATTGATATCCTCCACCGATGTTTGACTTTTGTATTCCTTCGTTCTCATTTCTAAATTTGCGAACAGTATCTATAAACGATTGTTTGTGTGCGATAAAGTCTGGAAATTTACAATTCCAGATTGGCGTAACAAACGGATATCCTATTGTTAATTCATTATCCATAAGACTTCTCTTCAACCAATTCAGAATTGTATAATCTGTTGATCATGTATTTTATGTCTGCTCTCTGGTCATTTAATTTGTAGACTGAACGAGCAAGCTGAATGAAATCGTTATCAAACTCATTGTTGCGTTCTTTTTGTCGCAGTTTTTCTTCGACATCCCAAAGTTGTTCATTTGTTGACTTGAGTTTCATGTACAATTTTGTATCACATTCTGGTGCGATGTCAGAAAGCATTTGCAACTCTTTTGTTATGTTGTTCAGCTTCAGATCATCTTCAACTCTGACACTTTTGATCTCAAGGATAGAGATTTTATCAAACAGTTCTCCTATTGAAATGGGAATTTTAATCATAATTAAATACAGATTCTGATGTTTGCGTATATGTGTGTGAAGTTCTTTCGCCAAGATCTTCATCAATAATTGCTTTTATTTCTTCTAATGATTCTTTTGTCATTTCCATCATACCATCGTTCATTCTTGCAGCAAACATAGCATCTGGTTCAGCAAGTCTCCATGGAAAATATCTTGGTGTTCCGTTTCTGTATATTCTGAAATGGTCAGGATAACTAAAACATTTGTCTCCAGTCGCCCCCATCAATATCATCCCTGGTTTCCCAAATGCTCTTGCAATATGCTGACCAACAGAATCGCAACCAATAAAATAATCGCATTCTGAAATAAGACCCATTAATAATCTGAAGTATGGTAATGTTGGATGAGTGCCATCAAAAGAGATGGTGATGTTATCATCTGACCGTTTAAATTGTTCTTGGCTTGAATAGAGAACGACACTGTTTTTATGAAGATGATTGACAATCTCATAATAATCATGTTGTTCTATGCTTCTGCTTGTATCGTCATGCGGAATATTGTCGATCAACTCCACTCCAGACCCAAACGGCTGCGTGACAACGCAATGTTTTTTATTCTTGTCTTTCTTTAGATTATTTACAAATTGCTTTGCTTGCTTTTTTTCATATCGTGAAAGATAAAGATAGCCTTCTTGTTTTAGATCAGAATGATCGCATGTGTTATTGATTGCATAATCCCATGCTTCGATCAGATTGATTTGTTCATTATAAAACTCATACGCATGATAGGGTTCAGGCATGACAGTTCTGTTATTCTTGAACACGGTTTCGAACAATCCTTTTTGCACAGCATTAAATACTCGGTCTTGAAGAATTGGATGGCTCCAGAACAACATATCCCATCCATGAACAACGATTCTAAAATCATCCTCTGGATTCAATCTGTGGTACTTCTCAAACGCAGGGATTGAGCAAACCGCTCTGCCAGCACCACCAGTAACAATAAATGTTGTGTTCATAATAACTCAATAATCTTTTTATAGTCTACACCAGGATAAATTGGAACGCTTACCTGCCTTGACGATATTTGTTCTGTAACTGGCAGATAACATGGTTGCTGATATCCCTTTGTTTTATGCACAGGGGTTTCATAATGCATTCTCAGCTCAAGTTTGTTTTTGCGTTCTTCAATAAACTTTTCTCTATTATCTATAAGAATTGGGTAAATGTGATATGAATGCTCAACACCTTCTCTCACAGAAACATCGTGAAACTGTTTATTGTATTCGCCAGCAATTTCCTGCTTCTTCTTTAAGATCTCTGGAAAGTATTTCAATTTTACTTTAAGAATTTCTGCTTGAAGCACATCCATTCTGAAGTTAAATCCTATGCAGCCTTCGCCATAAGAATGCATCTTAAACATTTTATTATACAATGCTTCATCGTTACAGACAACAGCCCCAGCGTCGCCGCACGCACCCAATCCTTTTCCAGGATAGAAACTAAAGCAACCAACATCACCGAATGTGCCAACATGTTTTCCGTCTAGTTTGCTGCCATGCGCTTGAGCGCAGTCTTCAATGACATAAAGACTATGTTCTTTTGCAATCTTCATGATCTCTTTCATCGGAGCAACATTACCATACAGATGCACTGGCAAAATACACTTTGTTCTTTTGGTGATTGCTTCTTCGATCTTTGAAGCGTCCATTGTGAATGTATCATCAATGTCAACATAAACTGGAGTTGCTCCAGCGTGTATGATGGCAGCAGCAGTCGCTTTGAATGTATGAGCAACGGTTATGACCTCATCACCAAGACCAATTCCGAGAGCGGCTAGAGCAAGCTGCAGAGAGGATGTTCCAGAGTTGGTTCCAATACAATACTGCGCACCAACATACTCAGCGAATAATGGTTCGAAACTGTTGGTGGTTGAAATATAATTCCCACTTGAGATTACAGATGCTGCAGCATCTTGCATCTCTTGCAGGTATTCTGATTGTACCGCATTCAGATCATAATATGGAATTACCACATCGGCAACCCTTCCATTGCTGTGTTGAGAATATCGATTCTGCTCCTACGAACTTCATTAAATTCTTCTTGATAGAATGGATTATATGTTTCGCCAGTCAATTTGTCGAAGTCATATTGTACACGATACCCAACACGATTTGGTGCACTATCATGGACAGAACGATTATGCAGAGTGATACTATTATCAAACAAAAGAATATCTTTGTCACTTTCATACCAGTGATCGTATGTATATTCTGGCGTGATCATTTCTTTGCGAATCTTAGCAAACAACTTATCGCTATCTTCTTTACTCATACCAACAATACGATCAAAGGTATTGATACCAAAATGAACACCCTTGACGCCACCTGGACTCTTAATGATAAGAGGAACCAGCATGTCCTTTTCTGGTGAGAAGTTGTTCTGATAGAACTTTTCTTGACTCTCAATTACGATCGGGCTGACTGAATTTGGTTTGTAGTTGTGCACCACAATCATTTCATCAAGTTCGCTGCGGAACGCTTCAGTTTGTTTTTCATACCAGTCAGGACTTGTGCAGAAACCAGTTGCAGTTCCCTTCATGCATTCCCATCCCATAAGACCGACGCCTGGAGTAAATGCAGTATCACCACATTCATTACTGTGCCAAAGCAATTCACCATCGGCAAATGCACCAAGAGATTCGCCTCTTGAATTTTTCTTTGGAGTCACACGAATCATTCCAGGACGCTTCTTATCTGGTTGCCAACGGCGACCATTATCGAAGGTGTTTTGATCTTCTTCATCCAACTCTTTATTCAACACCAATTCTTTTAATGGCTTACCATATTTGTTATAGAAAGCAATTGGTCGGTTCCATCGAGCTGGTCCCCACTTCATCAACAAGTCATAATATTTTTCATGTGACAAATCGTTGCCACGAATTACAGTCACAAGACTTTCTAGATGAATTTTGCCGATCTCGTTCCACTCATCATCAGAAATGGTGTTGAGGTCAACATCATCGATATATGTGCCAAACCTTCCAAGACCATCAATTTTGCTAACTTTCATTTAGAGACCTCTATTCTACATAATTTAATGTTTTCAAGTAATTTGATAAAAAGATAACCAAAGTCAACCTCGTACCACTTTTGCTTATAATTTAACCTATTGGCAAATTTATGATGATTGTTGTGCAACTCTTCTCCCACCAGCAGCAATCCAATAGGAAAAATATTTCTGCTTTTATCTTTCAAGTTGAAATTTCTGTATCCAACAATATGTACAAGTCCTTGCCCAACAGTGTAGGTGTATAACATTGCCGCAAACAAAGACAAGATAAAAACAATCATTCCTTCTATTATACCGAAAAAAATCATATTGGACAACAGAAATAATATTTGCCCAATATGTGGATATCGGTACATAAACGAGGATGCATATCTTTCATATTGTTTTGGTATGTTTTCTGTATCGTATTTTGACAGAGGCGAAAAAACCATCCCTTTGATGATTGAGATGAATTTTTTGCTTGGCCAGAATAAAAGAAGATTAGCCATCCCTTTGGTCCATGGGCTGTGTGGATCTTTTTCTGTATCAGAAAACATGTGGTGTTCTTTGTGGCGCATCAAAACTCTGACTTCTGGGATTGTGTGCAACACCCATAAAATAAACTCAAACCATCTAGCTACTAATGGATGAAATGTCACATAATTGTGACACAAAGATCGATGAATGTAGATTCCGTAGGCAAACATTGTTGCCCAAGCATACAGAAAACCGAATAAAAAAACAATTTCCATCTTATAAAGTATAATGTCTGGCTGACTCTTTGTCAATAAATTTAATTATATGACCAATTTCCTCTTTTGGCAAGTGTTCGGGTAACATTTTTTTCCAGGAATCAAAGGTCATTTGTTTTTCCAAAAGAATCTTGTATAGATGTATTAGAACCTTTATTTGTTTTGTTGTAAATCCGTTTCGTTTCAATCCAACTAAATTTACACCTCTCATCTTACCGTGTTCAATCATTGAATATGGCAACACATCTCTAGCGACAAAACTGTTACCACCTAAAATGCTAATTCTACCAATTCTAACTTGTTGATGAATTTTTGCACCTATTCCAAAAAAAGCACCTTCTTCTACAATACACTCTCCAACTGTCCCAGCGTTTACTGAAAATGTGCAGTTGTTTCCAATTTTAGTATCATGCGCAATTCCACTATGAGTCATAAAGAAGCAGTTGTCTCCAATTTGTGTCCCACCATTTTTTGACCCAGAGTCAATCATAACATAGTTAGATAATCTACAATTTTTGCCGATTACTAGCGTTGTTTTTTCTCCAGAGTAATTTGGATCTTGTGGCATTCCACCCAGATGACAAAATGGACCAATTTTTGTTCCATCTCCAATCGTGGTATTGCCTTCGATGACAGTATACGGACCAACTTCTACATTGCATCCTAAAACAACGCTGTCTTCAATTATAGATGTAGAGTGAATTTTTTTTGTCTTCAAGGTATGTCTCACACAAATCAATTATCATTTTATCTGCCGTTGAATGGTCTTCAACATTATTTTCTATCCAAAATAACTTTTCGGCAAGTTCTTTTTCATCATCTCCACCAAGTAGTTCTACACCAAAACTTTCACCCCAAAAACTCCATATGGTTTGTGGTACACCTGGTGCACGAAGCCATTTTTCTGCATATGCCAATTTATCTTTTGTTCTATTAAACAACATGTCAATGATAGTGGATGGCATATCCTCAAATGGATAAAATCCTCTTTGCGAAACTTTGTTTAGAAATGTGATTGCTTTTATGTCTCTCCCCCTTCTTGTATACTCTTGGAACGGAAGCCTCGAACCAATGGGAAAGCAAGAATGTGGGGAAAACAAATTTCTCTCTTTACACTTTTTCTGATTTTGCCTTTCCGAATTCTCAAATGTTTCCATTAGAGAAATGAAGTTTTTAATGGAATAGACCCCAGGCTCATTGAATCTTTGTGTTGGGATATCGAATCCATCTCTCAAAACATAGTAATTATCGCAAACATCTAGTGCAGCATCAATTCCAATATATTTTTCTGTTATTGGGAAAAAAGCTGGAACTATATTATACATTTTTTTTGGATTTTCGAATAGAAAATTAATGTCGTTGATTAACTCTGTTTCGTTCACCTTTCTCACTATTTGAATATCATCGAACATAAACAATACATGTTCATATTCATGCTGTTGGGCATGATGAACACAATAATTTAAGTTGGCGTATAATCCCCCCCGATCGCCGCAAACACTACTATTTGGAAAAATAAAATTGTACATTGTTGTGTTTTGTTGTATAAATTCCAACATATCAGCATCATCACTTCCGTCATCAACAATGTAGATTGTGCTGTATGGATAAAATTTCTCAACAGAATTGATTGCATTTTTTAGATACTGCAAACGGTTGTAAGAAAAGATATAGACTGGGATTTTCATCATTTAATATAATTGCCATCAGTATAATCTTTGAACAGATCAAATTCTCCGTTTAAATTTGCATACTTTGAGTATTCTTCAATACTCTTTTTCATCATATTTTCTTTAGTTCCAAGCAAAACTTCTTTTCCCCACATTCCAGTGAGCAAATGTTTGGTTCTATATTCGGGATTATACGATAGCCCATGGTTATTGAATAACTTTCCTGGAAGAATATTTTTTCCCCCTAGATTATATTTTTCCATTTTCTGAGAAACATAATTTGGACCAGCAGTGATTCCGATCAAGTGTGATGTGACATTATCGCCCATTCTTTTTTTGTTGAATTTCGGTTTCACCTTGGCATTGTAATTTGGTTCGCATTCATTGATCAATCTAGAAACAAATTCATTATTCTTTGTTGAGCACATCAAACAATTCTCTACCTGTAATTCGCCATTCATCCATTTTTCGCCGTATGGTGCCTGAACAATATGAAAATCTTGTGTTAATTCACCATAAAAGTTCTTATAACAAAAGACATCCATGTCTACATAGATTCCACCATACTTATGCAATATGCAAAATCTTGCAAAATCAATTTTCATGATGTGCACAGGAAAAGAAGAGTAGAATTTCCAGTATTCTGGATAGTGCTCTCTTACCAAAGAATCTATATCTTCCTCATCATTCCATAGCTTATGCTCAAATTCTGGAAATTGTTGTTTCCAAGAAGGATAGCATTGTTCCCAGATTGGATGCCAGCTTTCTTTGTCTTTTGGTGCAATATGATGAATAATCTTAGGAATTTTGTTGTTCATTCCATGCTTCTTCTGGAATAGCAATAATAGACATCACAACGCAGATTGTTTCTTCATCATGGTTGTTTGGTTCAATTCCATAAGAAAGATAAGAAGGAAATACAAATAGCTGACCTTCTGCTGGTTGGATGTGCATCTTTTCGCTGTTAAATTTGTTCTTGTATTCAATCAGCGCATTTCCTTGCCAGGAGGTATTGGTTCCAGGATTAGAGATAAACAACTTTCCGCTTTCTGGTGGCGCTTTCAAAAACACCAATCCTGTAAATGTATCTCTTTGTGTTGTATTGAACAAAACAGCAGATTTAGATTTTGCGATATTTACCCATGCACTTGAGATAAAGCAGCGAGAGGGAACAAACGAAAGATCGATTGTTGCTTTTTCTGCTGTTTGGATTGCATAGTCAAAAAGAGGAAACAACGGCTCTTGATGTTGCAGAATATTTCTTGGAGACTGGTATCCATTGTGAAAAAACTTTTGTTCTGGATTTGGATTATTTGTTTCTGCAGTTTTTACACAGTCAATAAAATTTTGTTGGTGTTCAGAAAAATCTGAATGCGTTGATTCCCAAATTGGAGTGGTGAATGCAGATATAATGTTCATAATATAGATTCCTTATAATATAACTTTGCTAATTTTACGATCAAATTTTAACTTGGGGTTTGTTTTCACAAATTTATTTTTTTGGTTGAAAGTGTTTGCGTGTTTAATCAACCCAAAATAGCTATTTATTGAAGATCTAAGTTTTAGATATTTTGACTACCAATTCAATTATTTCGTTTCTTAATTTGTCACCGAGAGAATATTTAAAATCTCTGGGAAAATGCTTAACAACATTTGTAGTCAATTTAAGCAATTCATATGTTACTTTATATAGAGGCAGTGTTGTGTAGAGTGCCATATTTTAAATAGAAAAATAGTTAAATGGGTGATCGCCTGATAGGACGACCACAGTAGATGCCGAGACACTTGGCGACGTCGGAGAGCAAGTTACCGTTGCTGAAGATGATACCATATGCGAACAGCGCATTCTGCTCAGTCGAAGCCCAATGGAGGCAGCCAGAATAGCCTTGACTTCCACATGATTTGTTAGTATATTGTTGCTGAAGTTCGCACGTCGCCCCAATATACCAATCTGAAAACCCTGCCGTTGTTAAGCTGCCAACATAATTGAATAATGGATGTGTTGCGTTCTTTTGTGCATAGGTGTTGCTATACCCATTTGTAGTTGATGTTGTTCCACTAGAAAGTGATTGTGTGGTTTTCCATTTACATCCCGATGCAGTCACTATCGAAGCAAACAAATAATATCCAGATTGTGTTCCTGTGTAATATCCCCCATGATCAGCATAATATGTGCCAAGTGTTGTTGGCGTCACAGGTCCGGAACTTTTTCCATAGAAATCCGACATGCGAATGCAACCAGACGCTTTTTCTGCTAGAGAACGAACATCTGCTCTGTTCATATTAATTGATGCTGTTGCAGAACATCCAAGTTCTAGATTAACACTTCTCCCAGTGGTTGCTCCACCAAGTGACATTGCTCCAGAAGCGCAAAGTGCCATTGTTATTCTCCCATTACTGAGTTATACAATGTTTTTAGTTCTTCCACCGTAGTGCATGCATCAATTTGTTGAACATATGCATATTCTTCGTCATAATATTCCTGCATCTTAGAATCAATAAAATTTGCAATCGCAACCAAATCTTCTTTACTTGCAACAATCCAAGAATTCACCAGCTTCCATTTCACAGTGTCAGAATCTGACATTGAATTTGCTTTGTTCAATGCTAACAAATAAGTTCCAGAATCAGTATAAGTTGAAACGGTTTCGCCATTCAATTCCATTTCTGTTCCAGCAAACATCTTTCTGTTTCTTTCTTGCTGTGCAATTTCTTTAAACGAGGTTTTTATTTCGTCAACCGTTTTATCAGAAAGAAAATAAGTTCCGACAGCACGACCAGTATCTGTCACCCAAGACAAATTTGATTTGGTTTGATACTTTTCATCATATTCTGGTTGTGCAGAATACCCTACACGATAGATCTTTGCACGATCGTTTAACACAAGTGGTTCGTCTACAGGAAATAATCCCTTTCTGAACACAGTCATATCGTCTGGAACAGAAACATCTTCAATCCCTCTTTCAACCAAACCTTTATTGATTTTAAATGAGTCCCAAAGCAATGGTCCCCAAATTTTATCAAGATCGTTTGGTTGGTCATCAATTACAACCAGATATTCTTCTGTTCCATCAACCTGAATTGGGTATTCCCATGGTGGATTCTTTTCCACAATGGATGGTGTTTTATTGGATTGCAATCTTTGATTAACTAATGCAACAAGATCATCATAATCTCTATTGGCTTTGATCCAACCAACAATAGTTTCTTCGGTCAAATCGTCATATGCAATGTAACCATCCGCTGAAGGAGCAGAGAGTTCAGTCACCTCATATGAATCACCATAATGCTGCCCATCAGTTGCCTGAAAACGCCAGTTGATTTTCTTAACAACATTGCTAAGACCATCTTCGCTGGGAGCAGTGTAGAGAGAAAGGATTTCCCATTTGTATTCGATTGCCATATCTTTTCCTTTGATTTGAGGAATTATTTGCTTCTATTTATAATATTTATCCACCAATGTCTCCAGGATATCTGGAACTCCACATGGTCAAACTGTATTTTACACCAGACAACAACTCATTACATTCGTGTCCATGAGTCACTTGTCCAGGAAACAGAACCGCTCTACCAACAGCGATGTCGGAATTGCTTACATTCTGTCTGCGGAATACAAGGTTTGCACCATCATAGTCATCATTGAGTTTTACAGATCCTGTGACTAAACTTGCGTCATGGTGATAGGGTAAACAAGTTTGAGTGTCAACTGAATATCTCATTACAAATGCATCTCTCATACCGTACATCTCAATTGGATGCCAATACTCTTCAATGATTGGATATAGATGTTTCTGCCAGTGCTTTTCTAATTCTTCCCAAAGACCCAATGCTTTCATTCGAATCTCATATGCTGGGAACTTGTCATATTGCAGACTTTGCCAATTACCATGCTTATCTGCAATATTTATAAGGTCTTCACACTGGCTCTGTGTCATGAAATCAACAACCAGCATATCTTTGTCGATGATGTCAAACTTGCCATGAGTTGGAATGTATAGTGTTGGGAACTTAGGGTAGAACATGCGATATAGGGCATCGAACTTCCTCTTCGCCTCCTCTCCACCGTTTCCGTGATAGATACATCCAAAGGTATTCGTTACAGGATTGAACAGCTGAGTGCCGTTTCTCGACACCTGTGGCTCGTGAGTGATGAAGATATATCCTTCGTAGTCCAACTTGATGTCAAACTTACCGCTAAGAAACTGTTTGTGGCAATAATATTGATCATCACCTCTTGCATCAATCTCATCAGCAAAAATCTTTCTCAACTCGTCAACTCTGCCGATATATGTTCCACTGTTCAGATACCGATATGGTGTTTCTGATTCTGGAAATTCTGGCGCAAGACTTTCATCTGGCCAACAGTATCTTTCTGCAGAGAATAGAACTTTGGTTTGGAATCCAAGATAGCGTTCTGTGATTGTTTTCAAATCATCTGCAAAAAATACATCATAGGCATCAGTGAACAACACCACATCATGATCTGGTAGCGTCTTCAAATATTCTTGCATAAGATTCAGTTTCATTCCACCACCAGTTCCCGACATGTCTTGAAACCAGTCTACATTGCGACCAAGATTCTTTGGATAGATCTTCTTGAGCATTGCGCTGTCCATTAATGACACACATCTCTTACGATCTGTTCCAACAGTAATCGGATGCACTTTAAAATCAACGAACCAATCCTCTTCTGAGACTGGTTCCACATCCGTGCCAGACTGATCCCTTGCAGATTGACTTGCTGCATCAGTCTTGAGCGCAATCATCTTCAGTGCAGATTTCATCACTGCAACATAATCATCAACAGGAATAATGTTCTTTAGAATTGGAGTAGAAAGCAGAATCTTTGCCGCAGCAGGCGTAACAATATACGCATGCAGATTGTATGCATATCCTGGCTCTATAAGATTGCCAGTAATATTTATTGCTTTGTCTGGTTCGTTCTCGCTGTGAGCAAGATAAACGAAGTTGAATGTGTCTGCAAGCGAGGTGTAAAAACCTTCATCAAACAATTCTTGATTGACAATGGCATCATCTTCAAACACCATGATTGGCTCGTTGATCTGCATACAATACTGCCATGCCGTAGCATGAGAGATAAAGCAACCAATCTCACCTCTTGTGATCTTGCGATTCTTATATGGATCACGCCACAAGCGATTGGTGTCCATACCTTTCTTGAGAAGTTTCTCGTGTGTTAGATCACTAGCATCAAATGCTTCCAACCACTGCACATCGGACAAGAATGAATTCTTTTCAAGGAACTGCTTCTTACGATCTTCACGCCTTTTCAGGTTTATAACAATCTTTTTCATCTAAATTTTGGTCCTTGAATCCATGTTACAAGAGATTTTCTCACGCCACTGGTCACT